GGAATAGAAACGCCAGATAAATTCAGAATGAGTTGGGGTGGGGATAGTAGCCATATTGGCAGCCTCCTTTGACTAAGTTAAGGAGCTACCGCGTGAGGTTCCAATCTCAATGGCGGTAGCACTGACTGGGTTGGAACTACCGGCGTCAAAGGGAACCGGCCTGCCTTTCGGCAGCCCAGCCAGCACTACCATTGATCTCTGAGCTAAACGCTACGTATGGCTGTGCGATGGCATGACACAAAAAAAGACGCTTTCGGCGTCTGTGTCGCCTTTGACATTATCCGGGGTTCCAATCCCGGCACCCGTTTTTCTAAGGTGCCGTAGAAATATACCCCACGATAATGCCAGGGCGCAACAGTCAGTATTTTATGCTTTGGCGGATTTTTTCCGGGCTTGCTTGCAGGCGTAGGCCATTGCTTTAGCTTTCACTTCATCCAGCTTCCCGGTGATCACTTCTTTTCCGAGAGTGACAAACCAGTCATAGCAACCGCCAGTAATGTTCTTGATTTGAAAGTTGAGGTAGCGAACAGTCATTTTGACACCCCCAGCGCGAGTAAAGAATGCAGATTATCGCGTGAGTGGTGGACGACGAGTGATGGGAAAAGACTGTAGTTGTTCATAGTGTAGTGACTCCTTGCTTTCGGAGCCGCCATCGACTGTTCCACGGTCTGGTGGCGGCGCAATAAAGGCTGGAACACCGTGAGTCAACGGGGGCTTTTCAGCCACCTATATTGCACCGCCATAGGTATGGCGGCGGCAATAATACGAAAAACTAAACAGTTTGTCTCAAAAAGTTGACCGGTGTGCCAATCGGTAGTGAATGTACATCGGAGAAATTTCCAATTCAACTTAAAATGTTAGAAAACTAATTTATCAATTCAATTGCCATCTGATACAACGCCATTTCATCGGCATTGTGCCGTATGAAATCTGCTTTTCCGCCTATTTTTCCATCAGCATGAACAGGGACCAGCCAGGGATATTGTTCTCGGACCTCGGCTGGCGCTGCGTACTGGTGGTGCCATTTACACAAAGGGAGGACATATTTATGCGCGTTCTCTGCCGTTCTCCCGAAGATATGGTGCAGGGATACCACTGGGCTATGTTGCCCGTGAATATGGCAGGCAATGCAGGGGAGAGTACCGATAGCGGTCTGTATCCGGCGTTCATCGGCTGTGAGTGATCTGCCCTTCAGGCCGCGTGACGTGCGTGTTTTTTTGGACGGAGCGGATACAGCTTTCTCTTTTCTCCGCTGGTCATATTGCTTTGCTTTTTCAATTCTCTTTTGCCGATATTCAGGCGATGCGGCTTTTTCTCTCGCTCGCTGCTGCTGGCGTTGAGCTTGTTGAAGGCGCTTTGCCCTTTGTTCCTCTCGCCAGGCCGGGTCAGCCAATCTTTGCATGGCTTTTTGTCTCTGTTTCTCCCAGTAGCTCTGTTTCTGCATGATGGCTGCCTCTTACTTTTCAGCGATTTTTCTATGATTGATCAAAATGGTTAGATATTCAAAATTGATTTTCTAACACAAAACATTAATATCATTCCTGATAACTGTTTGGAGGACATGATGCTTATAGCTTTAAGTGCGATCCACCAGCCATCTGTGAATGAGATTGGCCTGTTCTATGTGTTGTTTTTCGGGGCGTTGGCGCTACTTGAGCTTGGTATTGAGCTTTTCGCAGTGCTTATGTTTTGCGTCACGATTTTGGGGAAATTTTGATGGTGAAACGTATTTTGAAAATTTACATCGCGGGGCCGATGACTGGTTATCCAGATTACAACCGTGCGGCGTTTAATGCGAAAGCGAGCGAGCTGATGGCTGAAGGGCATATCGTTCTGAATCCAGCGGTGTTACCTGGTGGCCTTTGCCAGAGTGAATACATGGATATTTGCCTGGCAATGGTGCGTTCTGCTGATGCGATTTATTTGCTCAATCGATGGGAAGAATCGGTTGGTGCTCGTGCAGAGCACGCGCTGGCTGAAAAGCTGGGGCTGACTGTAATTTATGAGTCACCAACCAACATTGAATGCCAGGTTGCTCCGCATATTTACCGGGAACTGGTCAATGCACTGCGTGATATCGCTGCTGTATATCACGGCACAGAACAGCTTCGTGAGCGTTTAGCCCATACCATTTCCTATTACCTTTCTTTATCTCATGAGCACAAGCTCCGCCAGAAGGTAATGATCAAATTTATCATGAGGTTATCGAAATCCCTGGCAAACGCCGATCCAAAGAATCCATTACCGAAAGAGGCAATGAATTACCTGAAGTCCTGCAACGTTGTTTCTGAAGATGGCGTTCTTTTGGTTAGAAGGAGTTCTGCGTGAGCTGGCGGGGATGGGGAAGGGCAGAAATCATGATACTCCGCCAGTGCGCCGGAACTATGACGGTCGAGAGTATTGGGAAGCTGATCGGTCGTACCGGTGATGCCGTCAGGACTAAAGCGCGAGAGCTTGGGATCAGCATGATTCTGAAAGGTGACTTTCACCAGTCAGCCAAATACCGGCAGAGCGATATAGAGCTGGCGCGGCAGCTTCATCAGTGTGGCGTTCCCCGCCGTGAGATCGCGGAAAAACTCGAAATGCCCCTGGGCATGATTAATCAGTACGTTTATTTCGAAAGGAGAGTGTATGAAGTCTGAAGGTTTAACGCCCGCACAACTGGCAGAGCGTAACGCTGAGTATGTAACGGAAATTTCCCGACTTGAGAAAGCGTGTGCTGCGCTGGCGGCGGAGAATGCACTTGCTCGTAAAGCAGTTCAGGCATTCTGCGATGTTGTTGGCGACAACACCGAGGTTATCTGCGAGGAGGTAGGGAGAGATGGCGTTCTGGTTATTTTGGAGGCCATGAAGGCAACAGGAAATATGCCAGTCACCGATGCTTTCCTGGCTGAAATTCGTGCGGAGGCTCGCAACGAGGGGATTAACTATACCGCAAGCCGTCTTGCTGCTGCTTTCAACCACGGATTTATCAATAAATCTTTACGTGAAGTTTTCGACGTTACGCGCATGATTCTGTCAGCGAAAGAAGAGTTGGCTAATGAATCGCACCCGATTGATGGCCTGTCCGGTGAATATGCGGAGAAATCCCTTGAAGAATGGGCGGAACAGATTCGCAAAGGAGCTGACAAGTGAAGAAGATGATTTTTGTGGCGGCATTGCTGACCATTACCCAACAGGCGCAGGCTTCAGCAGTTATTGTGGCATCTACCGCCGCGACCACGGCTGCTGTAGCTGCTGCGAACTCTGCGAATATCGCAAACCAACAGTCACAGCGTGCTGCCAATGCATCAGCCAGTGTTCACCCAATCGCCATTAAGGCCAGCAAGAAAAATATAGGTTTCATAACATGCGGCAAACGTTCTGACGAGGCTGTAGGTTCGCTTGGATGTACGGTATATGGGGATAGTGAGAGTAGAGAAATTCCATGGAAAACGTGGCCCGGATATGTTCTCGGCTCGAAGCTTCCTGCCAGCTATGAAGTAAACGCCGTATCGTTTGATCACTATAACGGTGTGGCAACTGTCTATTTTGCATATTGAGGCTCCGCATGAAATTCTCCAAATTTTCTGAGTTGGTGAATCGTATTTTGTCCAATAACCACAGCCATCGTCGCGATATGGATGTAACGATCGTTGTTCATTCGCCTGGCAGCATTGGTTCAACACCTTCAATTGAGGTTCAGTCAATTCACGCTGGTTTTGATTGGGATTCCGGGAAAGTGCTGATTTTCCCAGCACAGCCACTGACTACGCTAACACCAGAACAGATTACTGATATTACTGATAGTGTGCGCAAAGGTCAGTCCTGGCACGCATATCAGGAATACAAGAAGCATAAAGAGCAGTTGGAAAAATTATCGATTGAACTTGATACCGCAAAACAGCGCATTGCAGAGCTGGAGGGTAATCGCGCGGCGCTGGCGGCGGAGAATGCGGGAATAAAGTCTGCAATTCCAGAACCACGGGATATTGAGGATGACAATGACAATATGGATGACGTATCTCTCGCGGAAGACTTCGGGTTCAATCATGCAGTAGAACGGATGAGGAGACAGATACCTGAAACGCCAACCACTGATGCTTTCCTGGCTGAAGTCCGGGCGCAGGGATTGGAGATGATGCGCGAACACCCATCAATCAAACTTTTCTCTTTGACGCACATATGTGACGAGTTAGCCGCCCGGATTCGCAAAGGAGGCAAACAGTGAGCAATTCAGCACGACTACAGCTTGGTTTTTCACCGCTATCAAAAACCATCGTGTTGGCAAAAATGCGTGACTTAGGGGATGGAACAAAACGTCGTGTCGGCAATGATCGCGGTCGTGATGTAACCAACGAGGCCGCACAACTCGTTTGGCATCTAGTCATGGCTGAAGGCGGTGAAATTAATTGGGAGCTGGATGATGGTTCTCGCATGGTATTGAAGGCAGAAAAGCAGGAGCCACCACAGTGAATATCGACACCACGATAACAATCGATACGGCCCTAAATACCGGTCTGGCACTTTTCGGTTGGCTTTACATCATGTCCCGTACCTGGCGATGGCTGGGTTCCATTTTCCTAAAAGAGTGGAAAAAACGGCGCAAACAGGAACTACGCCAGAAGGCATTAGAAGCGTTCTATGACGCATTTGAGCTTAGCCGCATTGAACCAGGCACAACAGCCAGAATAGCGACAAAAGGCGACCTGATGATAGTGATGTTCAGACAGGAGAAAACAAAATGACAGAACAGACGATGACAAATCGCGAACTTGTTGATGCCGCGATTGAACTTGCTGGCGATTTTTATTCCATGATGGGTTACGAGCATCGACCTGGTTTTAAGTATTGGGAGTCACCGCATCCGCAAGAACAACAGGTGTTTGAAATGGCTTGCCGTGCTTTTGAGTTTATTCGCGGTTCTGATGTGATGGAGGCCGTTGCCGACTTGGAGGATGAAGAGTGAGCACAATTAAAGAAATGCCGGTAGAACGTGATGAATATGGCTGCTGGACACATCCGGAGTATGAAAAGTTTTGCGCAGGCCGTGAATATATTTCCACTGAGGAATTTGACGCCTGGATGAAGGGAAATAATCTTCAGTGGACTATTCGCAGTATGGATGAAGATGATTTTGATCTGGACGCAGCTGGTCCCGATATTGCCGCCTGGGAACCGGAGCGACCAGAGGGTGAAGGCTGGTTTGTTGGCTCTATTCATGACACTGAAGATGGTCCGGTTTGTATCTGGCTGCGTGAGAAGGTTGCCGCATGACACAGGCTATGCATGAAGTGAATTTATATAGCCGTATTGATGGTTCTGGCTACAGAAACATATGGGTTGTTGGTGATCTGCATGGTTGCTTCACCAGACTGATGTCCGAACTCCATCGTGTGGATTTTGACCCGGCGCAGGATTTACTGATATCGGTTGGCGACCTTATCGATCGCGGCACCGAAAATGTTGAATGCCTGGAGCTATTGCAGATGCCCTGGTTTCGGTCGGTTATGGGAAACCACGAGCGATTAATGATCGATGCGTTAAGTCCTGATGGCAACGTGAATAACTGGCTAATGAATGGCGGACAATGGTTCTTCATGCTGGACGCTGATCAGGAAATATTAGCCAGGGCGCTGGTGGAGCTGGTAAAGCGTCTGCCATATATCATTGAGTTGAACATCGGGCATGAAACTATCGTTATAGCCCATGCCGACTATCCAGGTGGAGAGTACCAGTTCGGTAAGGATGTGTCGCTTTTTGATGTTGTCTGGTCGCGCAGTCGCGTCGGTGATTCGATAGATGGCATTGGTGGAGAAATTACAGGCGCAGATCGCTTTATCTTTGGGCACACACCGGTACGAAGACCAAAAGCATACTGGAATCAGCACTACATAGACACGGGCGCGGTTTTTTGCGGAAATCTGACGCTAATGCAGGTGAAGGGAGGGCAGCTTAAAGTCTGATCAAATCACTTACGCACTCAAAAACGCGTTAGAACATTGATTTTAGTTTTCTAACATATTATTTTACCGCTCGGAACAAAACAGAGTCGGTATGCATTATGAGTGCAATAATCACCCCATATGTCGTAAATGAAACTGGTGTGGCTGTCTTTCCTGTAGATAAGCCCACCAGCAATTACATCGGCGCAGGACGTCGTTTTCTTATATCCCCATTGCCGCGTGAACAGGCTGAAAACACCCCTGATGGTGTCGTTGACCTGAATTATTCACTGGTTACCAACCAGTCACTGGCACCCTTTTTTCAAAGTGAGCGCGTATTTAACGCGTTAGGTGGTGAGGATTCTCTCGTTCACTGGGTTAGCACCAACATTCACGATTGCCAGGCGCATGATAAGCGCGATTGCAGCCACCAGTTAACCACCCATTTCTATAACGGTTCTGCCGTTCGCCTGTGCTGGAAGCATGATGCGGAATACATGATGAAGGGATACGGCAAGCTGGAAGACCAACTGTCACTGAATCGCGCCAACTGGATTATGAACTGGGCTGCCAGCGAGTTAAAACTTCCGCCAGATCGCGATCTGAGCATGGTTGAACTCACCTTTTGGGCCATTCGCCGGAATCTTAAAGACGAACTGCCTGATGAAGCTGGTCGCATTGCATTTTGTCAGCCAAAAACTGAAATCCCTACCGGCACTCTGAAAGAGTCGGATATTACCTGGGAGCATAGTACCCGCGAGCTGGTGGATATTTCCGCAGAGCAGATCGTCAATCTGTCCGTCGATGAAGATTCTGGCCTCCTATATATGCGCCGTCCAAAAACCTTACTCGGAAAAAGCCCGGCTTATCTCCGGTTTGTGGTGTCTCGCCCGTGTGTAGGCTGCGGCGGCAAGGTTAATCACCCATTCATGTACCGCGCCCGCTCGTTAAACGAACACGACCGCTGGGCTGTTCCTCTTTGCGATGACTGCGCCAGAAGCGCAGAAAACGATGTCCGGGCATGGGAAAAAGCACATGGCATACGCCTTTACGTAGCAGCTAACCAGCTTTTCGACTTCGCCATCGAGCGCGGAGTGATCACGTTCAATAACTGATGAGGTGGATCAAAAAATGAAAGAACGCGGGATGATTTTTAACGATGAGATGGTCAGGGCCATCCTCGAAGGAAGGAAGACGCAGACTCGCCGACCTGTAAAAAATGTCAGGGCCGATAACTGCCTGGTTATCCGTAAACCGACCAAGAAACGCAATGGTGTCTATACCCACGTTATGGATGCACCTGAACATGGTTTATGCCCGTTCGGTAACGTTGGTGATCGCATATGGGTCCGTGAGGCGTGGGCGATATTAGGCAATGAGGATGGTTGCAGTGTGGACTGGAACGACAACCTTTGTCGTGGCGATGAGAAGAACGCAGCAAGGATTTATCGGGCCAGTTGTGAGCAAAAGCCGGGTGATTACGGCTTGTGGTCGATACCCGATGATGCCGACTGGAAACCTCACACTGTGAATGAAAAATTTGATGGCGGGTGGTGTCCATCAATTCACATGCCGCGCTGGGCATCGCGCATTTTGCTGGAAATTACCGACGTGCGTGTGGAACGGCTGCGTGATATGAGCGAGGCAGATGCTAAAGCAGAAGGCGCATCTCCGGCGATGTACAAAATTACGCCGCCGGAAGCCGTTTATCGCGTTGGTTTTGGTGATATCTGGCGCAGTATTTACGGGCAGGATAACTGGCTATCTAACCCGTGGGTATGGGTAATCGAGTTTAAGCGCGTTCAGGAATAAACCGTGAGTATGCATCAAGTCGTCAGCTTTTCAGGTGGACGAACATCGGCTTATCTCGTTCATCTGATGGAAGCACAGCGAAAAGCTGGCGCTAGCGTCCATTTCATTTTTATGGATACCGGCTGTGAACATCCTCTGACGTATCGCTTTATTCGTGAGGTTGTGAAGTTCTGGAATGTACCGCTAACGGTGTTGCAGGTCGATATAAATCCAGAACTTGGGCAGCCAAATGGTTATACGGAATGGGAACCAAAGGATATTCAGACGCGAATGCCGGTGCTTAAACCGTTTATGGACATGGTTAAAAAGTACGGTACGCCATACATCGGCGGCGCGTTCTGTACTGACAGGCTAAAACTCACCCCTTTCACGAAATATTGCGATGACCATTTTGGGCGAGGGAATTACATCACATGGCTGGGTATTCGTGCGGACGAACCCCGTAGGCTGAAACCGAAACCGGGCGTCCGGTATCTTGCCGAGCTGTCAGATTTTGATAAGTCGGATGTTATCCGGTGGTGGCGAAAACAACCTTTTGATTTGCAAATCCCGGAGCACCTCGGGAACTGTGTTTTTTGCATCAAAAAGTCAACGCAAAAGCTGGGGCTTGCATGTAAAGACGAACCTGGTCTGATGCGAATTTTTAATGAGCTGGTTACAGGCAAACACGTCAGGGATGGTCATCGCAGAACAGGTAAAGACGTTATGTACCGTGGTCACCTGACGCTTGACGGGATTGCCAGAATGTATGCCGACAGCGACTACAGAAATTTGTATCAGGCGATGGTGCAGGCCAAGCGGTTTGATACTGGTTCGTGTTCCGAATCATGTGAAATCTGGGGTGACCAATTGGAGTTGAGATTCGAAGAGGTAGTGGCATGACAAACAAAATTGACTATCAAAAGCTTCGTGAAATTGCTGAAAAAACAAAAATTGCTGGTGAAGCGCCTGTAATGCCTTTCGATCAGCGAATTAATGCGCTTAACGATTTTATGAAGCACTTTTCGCCAGATATCGCGTTGGCATTATTGGATGAAGTTAAACGCCTGGAAGACACAAATATCGATGCTATGTGCCGAATTGCAGAGGTGGAGGCGCGGGAAATAAAACCAGCCAAAGGCGAAGTTCTTGTCGTTGTCTCTGGTTTTACTGGTTGCGGGAAAAGCGCCATTGCCGGGGAAATAGAAATTGCGATGAAAGCTATTGGCGTGCCGGTTCAATGGACTAATGGCGATGCAGAAAAGCATATGACCGGCGCTGACTGGCTGACAGCGATTGAGATGTACAAACCAACTGTGCGCATCGTGGAAGTTAATGTGCCACGCGCCGCTGGCATTCGCATCAAAGAAGGTGAGTAATGCGTGTGGCATGTATCGGCTTGTTACCGTACCCGACTCGTTTTTGGGCTTCTGCGCTAATTGCAAAGCCACATGTCCTGATGGCTGACAACATCATCCCGGCACCAAAGCGCCGCCATACCGGTATTGCAGCGGCACGACGAGCAGCAAAGAGACGCAGGAGAGCAAAGCGATGAAAAACCGTAAGGCAAAACGACTTTTTTTACAGCGACCTGTGCGTGTGGTGGAGCTGGTTATTAGCAACCATAAGATAGCGGTACTCCATCCATTTGGTCAGGTGGCTTTTGCCGCAAAGCGTAAGCCTACTGCGTCACAGAACAGGCGGAAGAAAGGGTACGCAGTAAGATGAAAAACCGTAAAGCAAAGATTCTGTTAGTTCGTAGAAACGCTCCTGGCGTCTGGCAGTGGGTGAGACTCAGCAACCGACGGATGGGGTTGATGAAATATTACGGGATGATGGATTGTGGTTTTTGCAAAAAGCCCAGCGCGGCGCAAAACCGCTGGAGAAACCATTTGCGCACTAAAGGAGAGTGATATGGCTATTGCCGCAAGTTACACCATGCATCTCTATTGTGACTGCCGCCAGTGTACGGAAGGTGTATATCCAGTGCCAGACTTCGGTGAGTATATCGGTACGTCATGGTCTGGTTGTGCAAAAGAGGCCCGTAAAGACGGGTGGCGAATAAGTAAAGACAAAACACGTGCTTTTGCGCCCGGGCATAAAGTTTTGAGGATTAACAAATGACCACTATTACCAAAGAACGTATCGAATTATTCATTAAAAATCCGCTTGATAACGGGCTTACCCGTGGCGAACAAATGGAACTGGCACGAATTGCGCTGGCATCACTGGAAGCCGAACCGGTTGCAGTAAACGACGACATGGCTTACGCATTCCATCACGCATTGTCAGATTCATCGCTAGGCGCTGATGAAGTAGAGGAAATTAAGGCCGGTTTGCGTGCTGCCTTTGCCAACGTCACTATCCAACCAGAGCCGGTAGTGCCGGATGAAATCGAGCCAGACGATAGCAATACGTTTGATTATGTTGATGGCTGGAACGCCTGCCGCGCTGCCATGCTTCAGGGTAAGGGAGATGAGTAATGCGTGTGGCATTTTTCGGCTTGTTACCGTACCCGACTCGTTTTTGGGCTTCTGCGCTAATTGCAAAGCCACATGTCCTGATGGCTGACAACATCATCCCGGCACCAAAGCGCCGCCATACCGGTATTGCAGCGGCACGACGAGCAGCAAAGAGACGCAGGAGAGCAAAGCGATGAAAAACCGTAAAGCAAAGATTCTGTTAGTTCGTAGAAACGCTCCTGGCGTCTGGCAGTGGGTGAGACTCAGCAACCGACGGATGGGGTTGATGAAATATTACGGGATGATGGATTGTGGTTTTTGCAAAAAGCCCAGCGCGGCGCAAAACCGCTGGAAAAACCACTTGCGCACTAAAGGAGAGTGATATGGCGTTAACACACCGCGAACTCTGTCAGATTGCGTATAAGTTCCTTAAGCGCAACGGGTTCAAGGTTTGTTTTCATGACCGCTTTATAGCTGTAACCAGTACCGGAGAACAGCCAGATGCTATGGGATTCAGAAATTCAGCATCATGCCTGATAGAGGCGAAGTGTTCTCGTGCTGACTTGTTGGCAGATAGAAAAAAGCGTTTTCGTAAAAATCCATCTCTTGGAATGGGCGACTGGCGATTCTTTATTAGTGAGCCGGGAATTATTTCAGTTGAGGATTTACCACCTGGCTGGGGATTACTTCACGTTGTTAACGGAAGAGTACGGAAAGTACATGGGTGGCCCAAGGGTAATTGCTGTTGGGGTAATCCTGACGATAAGCCATTTACTGGAAATAAGCAGGTTGAATGCGATTACATGTTATCTGCATTAAGGCGCATGGAGTTGAGAGGGCACCTTAATGAAATATATGACGGTGTAATTGTTAATAAGAAAGAAGGAAACGCGGCATGATCACTATTACCAAAGAGCGACTGCTGACAATCAAGCAGTGGCGCGAAACATACGGACCGGGTAGCAACGTTGTACTGCCAGCAGAAGAAGCGGAAGAACTGGCACGAATTGCTCTGGCATCGCTGGAAGCAGAGCCTGTAAACCAAACTTACAACTTACCAGAATTAATCGAAGGCATGGAAGTTTCCATTGATGTAAGCACTTGTGATGCTGATTTAGGTAATCGCTATTTCGGCACCGTCACCGAGGCGTTAGAACTTGATACAGCCAAGAATGGTTACATCCTCCTGGTTCAGGACGCAGAGCCAAACTTCGATGTAAATGGCAACTCTCCGGTAACTCCGGATGGTTGGATAAGCTGTAGTGAGCGAATGCCAGATGATGGTCAGCACGTAATTATTTTATGTGATGGCGCATTCGTTCTTTATGCGCAATATCGAGACGGAGAGTTTTTCGATATTGTCCGCAATGGTGATGAATTTTTCGAAACACAGAGTCGCAATGTAACCGACTGGATGCCGCTACCGGAACCGCCGCAGGAGGTTAACCGTGGCTAACCTGCAACTTGCCGTCAAAGGTGAATACTTCGATGCCATGATTCGCGGGGAGAAAACGGAAGAGTATCGCCTGTGTAATGACTACTGGAATAAGCGAATCATGTTCCGGGAATATGACCGCCTGATTATCACAAAGGGATATCCGAAGCGCGACGACTTCAGTCGCAGAATTGACGTCCCGTATAACGGATATGAAATAAAAACAATCACACATCCACACTTCGGTGATAAACCGGTAAAGGTGTTCGCGATAAAAGTGAAGATTAATAGCTAAATTTCAATTAACACGGAGTAATTATGTGGCGCGGTAATAATCATGGCGGAAGTCAGATGATACTTACCGAATATACGTTCGACCACAAAACCAATAAATCACGTTCAGTATATTTGCTTCGGCACAATAGCCGCGTAAGAAATACCGTTCTGGAGCAAAATCTGACCGTTGAAATGGATAATTTGGGAAACTTCAAGCCAACAATATCGCTTGATGATTTTCCTCGTGGTTTAAGCGAAAGAGAAGCAATGCTGAAATTAGCAGAATGGTTACAAAGATTGAGCATTGCTATTGAAGATAACTGGATTCAACCATAATGAAAAACAGAAAGAAAGATTGCTATGGCAACATTTAGTAAATTCGCAGTAATTATTATTTTATTAATTCCCCTCACTGTTACAGCAGGGGAACAGCAACATTGCACAAAAGAGAATGAACACCCTTTCATCGTTATTCAATGCGATGACGGAACGGTGACTGTGGTTAATGTAAGAAATGACCGTGTAGCTGTTTGCCGTAAAGGCGAACCATGCAAGGAAATAAAACTATGACAAGAATCACTAAAGAGCGTATTTCAGATATTATTTCCCGTATCGAAATGTATGGTCACGGTGCTGGATACACAGCAGATGAAGTATTGGAGCTTGCCAAAATAGCTTTAGCGCCTTGCAAGGATGGTAAAGCTATGACACTGATTGACTTGTTAGTGAAGGAATTATCTAAGGGGCGTGGATGGCCTGATGGAAAAGATTTTTGCCATCTATCCATTACGATGCCAGGTAGTAGTCGCGCTACGGTTCTTTTTGGTACGCGCCATAAAAATTACCAATCATCAAAGAATTATTCCATTGATGGCATTATTTGCGATATCAGTGACCTTGATCGCAGTGCGTTTACATCGGTTGTCACTCGTGAACAGTATGAAGCAGCTCGCATAGCGTCTCAGAAAGTTAAGTCTGAAAGTAAGGCTTACAAGTTAGATTTTGAGCAATGGCTGGAACAGCAACGCGGGAAAATCGATGTGGACTGCGGTTGTGTGTCTGCGGAAACATTCATGCACTGGTTGCGGGTAGCTTATGAGGCTGGGAACCATCCGGATTTTCCGGATAGTTCCCAACAAGCGCCCAGGAAAAGCGTAAAAACCACTCTGGAAAGAGGCTATCTTGAGGCCGCATTAAAGATTAAGCCGGGCCATACGCTAGGCGTCATTGATGCCATGTTGGTTCATGAAATGGCGAAGGCTTTATTGCCGCTGGTGGCTGATAAACATGAGGCGGACCATGCCAACGAAAGCTGAGTTACAGGCGCGCATAGAGATTCTTGAAAAAGAGAATGCGAGTCTAAAAGGAATGCTGGCGCGGGCGGAAAGGGAATTATCAGGCAAATTATTGCCAGAAGAGCTGCCACCAGCAGATATACCTGATCGAGTGTCCTGGTGGATGAAGTATTTCCGTGCACCGTGGGAGGCGTTTTGGTGCTACGACCATCGCAGATGGTGTGATGAGCTTGATAGCAGTTTCCCCTATTTTGCGGAAGGGAACTCTTGCCCTGAATGTAGGAGTTAATGATGACCGGCGATAACGCGTTTGCACCAAAGGTGTCTCTTTAATGTATACTGTATAAATGAACAGTATTATTGAGGTGAAAACGCTATGGGCTTCCCTTCTCCTGCGGCGGACTATGTTGAAAGCAGAATTTCTCTTGATCAGCAACTAATCAGGCATCCATCAGCGACATACTTCATGCGGGCGGCAGACAGCCATCACCGTGAGGGAATATTGCAGGGTGCTTTGCTGGTGGTTGATTCTTCGCTTACTCCAGTTGATGGTTCGCTGCTTGTGTGCGCTATGGAGGGTGAATATCGCATAAAGAGATACCGAAAGTATCCGCGCCAGCACCTGGAGGATTTAAGCACCGGGAAGAAAGAGGCGTTACCAGTAGATGACGATGGTTACACGGGTAGTAATGCTGTTTTTGGTGTGATCACTCATGTCATCAATGATGCCCGAAGTGGGGAGTTTGATGATTGTCCGGTCATTTAAGCTGCAAAGTGCTGGTGCTTTATGCCTGTGAAGTTTATGATTGTGTACACATAACGAGTACACGAGGTGTTTATGCAGTCCATTAACTTCCGTACCGCGCGCGGCAACCTTTCTGAATTGCTCAACAATGTTGAAGCCGGGGAAGAGGTTGAAATCACCCGCAGAGGCCGTGAACCAGCAGTAATTGTCAGCAAGGCTACTTTCGAAGCCTACAAAAAGGCGGCGCTGGATGCTGAATTTGCATCCCTGTTTGACACCCTGGACTCCACCAACAAGGAACTGGTTAACCGATAATGAGGCATATATCACCGGAAGAACTTATTGCGCTTCATGATGCGAATATAAGCCGCTACGGCGGCCTGCCGGGAATGTCAGATCCGGGTAGGGCAGAGGCCATTATCGGGAGAGTTCAGGCCAGAGTTGCCTACGAAGAGATCACCGACCTTTTCGAAGTCTCCGCAACCTACCTGGTGGCTACTGCGAGAGGGCATATATTCAATGATGCCAATAAGCGTACCGCGCTAAACAGTGCGCTGCTATTTCTACGCCGTAACGGTATACAGGTATATGATTCTCCCGTGCTGGTGGAACTTGCGGTGGGGGCTGCAACTGGTGAAATCCCCGTATCTTCAGTAGCGGAAAAACTACGTGAACTATATGGTTCCAATATTTGAAAAGAAGCCCGCTCAACCAAGCGGGCTTCCTACTATCACTCAATGATTTTTTCTGCTGTCAGCCAGCTAATTTCTTGCCTGTCTTTCGGCGGTTTTAGCATGTGGGCGTATTCAGCGACATTCCCCCACGGAATTGTTTTTGCCCACTCAACGATAGCATTGTGATCTGCAGTGAAGAGTGGAATGGTGTGCGATTTCAACCACTCTAATGTTGTAACGCCATGTTTTTTGGCGTGGTGCTGTGCATGATGCTTGGCTATCACTCGTAATGGCATTGTCCATTCACTGCCATCAGGCATTGAAAAACGCATTGTTTTCGGCATATCTGATTCAAGAACAGCCTCCCTAATACCAGGGAACTCACCAAGAATCATACGACGGTAGTCATCACTATTTCGCCCGCCATACCTTTCGGCAAAATGATCAAGATATTCTTGGGTAATAAATGGTGAATCCTCAGCACTCAGCTTAATGGCTTTATAGACACCACTCGGATTATCTTCAGCTAAAGCACGCCCATGATGAGAATCATAAAAAAATCCTATTTCCTCTGGTGACGGAATTGAAGTGAGCAATATGCGTGAATCACCACTAGTCATGCTTGCCCACACAATACTGTATGCCCGATCGCTTATATGTGCGGAATCCACAATAATGAATAACAGATGGTCGGCGTAGTGACCTGCAATGCTATCTTCATAGTTAAGGCGGTAGTTACAAAAGCACATTCCCCAAAATTCATTGAACATCAGACCGCTATCACCGACCTTAAAATACTCAATGATAAAAGGTTGTTTTTTCAGTAATGCCTCCCAACATTGCCACACATATGCAACAATTCCTTTTTTGCAAGCATTTGATTTTGGATAAACAATTACTGTCCGGGAATCAGGATACATAATCGTATAAAGGGTACTAATAACAGCAAGCACTTGCGGTCGTCCGATCCCATGCGGAGTTGTGACAGTAGCTTTTGCATTATTGGGCTGTATAGCTTCAACAATTTGTTGTTGCTGGTGGCTTAAATCAATATCAAACAATTCTTTTGCTGCCAGAACCCAATTGTCTTTATATTTCTCCACCAGCGACAGCCAGCGCGGATCTTTATAAATATTGCTCTTAGTCGCCATCTGCCACTTCCTTAACTTCTTCTTTGGCCTGCTCTGCAATCGCCGCACGGCATTTGGCCCTTGCTGTAGCGATTGCTTCAGCACGCACATCATCAGGAATCGTTGACGTGATATACATATCCAGTTCTTCGGCGCGGAACACTGTTTGGTCCAGATATTCGCGTAGCATCCAGGTAAATTCGAAATCACACGCGATAATCTCTGCGCTACCCTCTGCACCATTTGGGAAATGAATAAATGCCTGTTTAGCCAAACCGATAACACGACATGCGGTTGCCAAAACAGCGACAACCAGGTTTACATTTTCACACGCTACGGGCTGATTAACACCGGAGATTACTCCATTTAACTGTCGGTTATATGGAAGGTAGTTTGAGATGCGTTCTACGCGCCATGTGCCAGTCAGGCTGCCATTTTTAAAGATAATTGGTGTAACGGATAGCCCAAGCTCGCGTATAAGTCGTTGCGCTATAGCAGGATCATTAAACAGGTCTAATGCTACACATTCGAAAGACTGTGCAAGGGCAAACAGTTCTTCCAGAGAGTAGTCTTTGCCCCTGGCGGTGATGTAACGACGAACGCCGCTGTCTGCATCACTCCATATAGCTACGCCATGCTCTTCATTCAGCTCTTCATTAAAGCCGAGATACGTCATGATAGTGCGTTCAATCGTGTCAAACGGCAGTGACATGTCGGCGTTAACAGCCACCAGCAGGCCATTACGCAAGCGGTATTGAATTGTTTTGGTGCTTTCCATGTCAAATCACTCCACTACAAACCAGTCACAAGCCAGTAAATCATCAACAGACGGCAACCAAACGCTGTCCATATTTTGTGCATCTTTCAATACGAAATGGTCACCATAAGGAACCTGAATGTCGTGTAAATTGACGCTCCCAGCGAGAACTAACCAGCAGAATTGCTTTTCGCCTTTCCACTCGCGTCGAGCTACATTTTTTCCTTCTTTCAGCCACATTAGCGCATCAGAAAAGTCGGCTGCTTCAAGGTCGATTTCCTCTTGCTGGGTAGTGGTACCACCAGCAGAAATAGTTACACTCCCGGTAATATTAATCATCACGCCGTTGTCATCCGTAATGATGACCGTGGTTCCATTTTCGGAGGCGTCGTTAACCAGGCCATAGCATTCCTCAAATGGTTTCTCCGGGGCATAGAACAGATAACCGTTTTCATAAACGATCAGATACCCGCCAGTTTTTGGTCGGTGTTTTTGTAAAAACATTGCGTCAACACAAACTGTTGCCCCTTTTGGTTCAACGAGTTCAATGCAGCCCCAAAGTGGGGCATCAGTTACTCCGAAAATAACAACATTTTTGATTTTCGATGCACTAACGTTTTTGTGAGCTTTGTATTTGGGAAGGAACTTAAAAAGCTCTTTCGTTGCCATGTAATTCATAGCCTTTCCTCTGCTTAAAACTTTGCGTACTGAAGCGGTGTGCGCTTGATTTCAAAGTGGTCTTCCGATGTGCTACCAAAGCCACCAGCACCACGTTCCGTTTCGTTGAGTTCCTCAACCTCGACTAGTGAGACTTGTTCAACACGCTCAAAAATGCCTTGCATGACAGCCATTCCAGGCTTGAGACAAACGCCTTCCCCGCCGGGATCAGTAATCAGTTTTGCCATGATTTCACCGCGATAATCTGAGTCGATAATTCCTACGCAGTTAGCCAGGCGAGTATGTTTTTTGCAGCCCAATCCGGAGCGCGGATAGAGTTTCAGACACCAGCCGGGCGGGATCTCCATAGCCAGTCCGGTGTACACCCACCAGCTTGAGGAAATTGCACCATTGCTATCGACGCATGGTTTTATTTCAACAGCCTCAAAATCCATCGCCGCCGATCCGGAGGTGGCATAAGCTGGAAGTTTTGCTGCCGGATGTAGGCGTTTCACTTTTACGTAAATCATTGTTTTTTAGCTCTCTGCGTGAAGGTGTAAACCCGACGTTTGATATGTGGAACGGTAGGAACAGGAAGACAGGAACTTTCAATAACTCCTTGCTCCTCCAGCGATCGCACCGCCCGCAAGAACTGCGACGTGTCGCCGCCAAACTGGCGGGCATAGGTGCTGCCGTTATGAAGTATTTGAGCTATTACCCGAGCTTTTGTCTGGCTGTCACGATATGCGAATAGCCGCACGGCCTCTTCTGGCGCAATCGCTAACTGATAGCCTTTCCCGGCACGGTGTCGAATGAATCCATGCGCCAGTAGGTTTTTGAGTTCGTTACGAGTGCGAACAGTTCCGTAATCCAGGAAGTGTGGATTGATAACGACTGGCTTAAACCATTCCGTAGGTGCTTTAGCTAATAGAGCTAACAGCTTCCCGGATAATTCTGGATAGGAAGACGGGTAACAATTCAGAGATGGGTAATAAGTTTTCACCGACGCCCCCTTGCAGGATATCGACCTGCATTAGTATCCGGTGCAATAAAGCCGGTAGTGGGGCGAGTGAAAGCGAGATTAATCTTCTCGACCATAGTGCGATAATTTTCCTGATAGTGGGCCAGGAGTTTTTCGGCGGCAATGATGGTTACTTTCCGGACGTAGCTTTCTGCTTCCGCCAGATTTCGCCAGTTTTTTTCGAGGGTAAACACAGGGACGGCCTCAAGCCCGGTCATGATGCCGAACACAACGACAGCATGACTGTTCTTAACACCAGCGGCGAAGGTTACGGTGTAACCTTCCACCTTGAAGCGTCTTGATTCCGTGATTTGACTCTGCAAAGCACCCTCCTAAATAGGCGAGGGTACTTTACAGCAAAGGCGTTAATCTAAAAAGATGTGTTAGAAATTTAATTTATAAATCCATCAGGCGGCTATTAGCCCCCACAGACACGCCGCCACGGCGAAGATACCGCATAAGTGTTTCCGGTTTCTTCCAGGTTCCTTCCTGCATGATCTCCACCATAGACACCTGCTTTTCAGCCATATCAATAGCGGCCCCGACGCGTGCACTATGCCCGGTCCACGTCCGGTATCTTCCTTTGTTTGGCGTAGCATCTCTTTTATTCAGCAACACCCAGGCGTCGCTGAATATTTTCTCCATTGCAGGTGCAGTAAGGGGCGTTGTCGTGAGCCTGGCCTTATTGCTACGGTGTATCGGCGGGAACAGCACTGCGTCAGGATGTTCGCGAAGCCCTGAAACATCCAGCCAGTCATTCAGCACAGCGGTAGTGCGACGGGAAAGCACCTTATCAAGCCCGGCGGCGGTCGTTATTGTCTTCGTGTGTGAAATATGTAGCGTGACAGTGTCACCTGTTTGGTCCAGATCTCCTACACGAATACGCGATATTTCCGACATACGCATCAGCGTATTGTATGCAACAAAGAGAAAAGCCCGGTTGCGCAGGTCCACCAGCCGTTCTGACCTGGACAGCAGGACGTCGAGCAGTTTCAGATCGTCCCACCGCAGCGGTATAGCCTGGCCTGTTCGTTCGCCTTTTTCAGTTGCCGCTTCGCGCCGGATGCGCCGCATAGCCAGAGAAACACTTTTATCATCCGAAAGTGGTGGAAGGCCACAATGCGAAAGCAGCATGTTCAGCATGGCGTAGTGCTTATCAATGGTGGTCGAAGCCAGATCAGCATCATGCAGCTGAAGAAAATACTCGCGGGCCATCTCTGGTGAGATCGGGAACCAGGCGAGCTGGCGAGCGTGACACCATCTCGCCCAAGAGTGAAACACTAACCGGAGATCGCGCAAAGTATTCGGCGCGTAAGCCCCCTGGTCATTCATGAACCGCATAAAGTTTTCTGCGGCCTCCTGGTACTCTTTGCCAATGTTGCGCAGAAAACCACCGGAACTGCCAGAGATAATTAATTCACTCATGAAACTATTTGACCTCTATATACAGATGACGCTACGCGAAAAATATAAAAATGACAGGGTAGCTATAAGTTAATTTTCAAAATACAAGCCTTTGATTCGAAGCACGTATTTTCAGTGATGTCAACACTGTTCATCTACACATGATTATAGCCTAACTTTAAATAATGCCAATTATTTAAAGTTATAAAATGCCGATTTTTTTAAATCCATCATAGATTGATGATGACCAGTAACACGTTGCCTTCATGGTCTTTAATTTGCGAAGTGTGGTTTCTACGGTTGGTTTTCTAAAATTGATGACAAAAAATCACAGTTCGATCCTTTACTCACTCTGTTATTCGACATAAATTTGTCATAGTAATTTTATGTTAGAAAACTAAATCGAGTAGGAATAATGAGTAAGAAGTCGATCGAGAAAGAGTACAAACGGTTCCTGCAAACCGCTGAACGGTGGAAAGAGCTGGTGGTCGCAAACTCTGTTTTCCATGATACCAGTTATGCTGGCGAGGAATTCCGCCATGTTGCATTAACGCATGACCAAAACATATTAGAAGAAGCTGAAAAATGTCTTGCTGAATGGAAAGCCTTCGTTGACATGTGCCGCGATGCCGACGGCAAAGCGTCGAACATTGTTGAGTCTGTATATTCTCCGATCCCATTCATCATTGAGGACACCAATCAAAGCACGCATGTCGTTGTGCAAAGCGCTACAACAACACGTACATTTACACGTGAACAATTGCTAAAAAAATACGACAAAATCATAAAGAAAAGCCTGAAAAATAGGGTTTTTTCTCAAATCGTAGGTGCTCTTGAAGAAGAACAGCGCTTCTTTGAAGCTGAGCCTGAAGGCGAGATCTACCGGGCGCGTAAAGAGGCATATACAGATGTTGTGCTGACAACAAACATCGAAGGCAGCAATGCCCTTTCTCGCTTTAGAGTTGGCGCACATGGCGCATTGGTTTTCGCAAGACTACCGAAGACAACGATCCCCGTTGTCAATAATGTTGGTGAACGCCGGAGCATTACAATTTATTCTGGCGTCGAATCGGTACCTTGCAGCCTTCTCGGCGATTTTAACTTATATCGTGTTCGTGACCTGGAAAAACACCAGCCAAGCTACGTTGCGAAGTCGTACATCTTAAGGAACATCGATATTCGCAATGAAAGCCTTAAGCAGAAATCCGCTAAGATGCTGGAGGATGCCGATCCGGCTATTCGCCATATCATTGAACGTAAGATACGTACATCACGTGAAGCAATGGCAAGGCTGGATAAAATGGATCTGGAATTGTTAGACGTAATGATGGCCTCTGGAGACGACCTGACCGGCATTAAACTGAATGAAGCTCGTAAAAAATACGGCAAAGCAATCGAAGAACGTTACGGATACACATTCCCCCAAACGCAGTACGCCGCGAAGCTCTGGTAATCACAACCGGCCCCGCATCGCGGGGCTTTATATATCCAGATCCGGCATTTCGATATCCGCCAGAACCTGATCTCGGAAAGTTGCCATTTCGGCACCAATATCTTCATTAGCAGGCACATAGTCCACCAGCATAGTGAAGCAGTAGGTATCCCATCGGTCAGGCGATTTGATGTTTAGCTTTTGCCGCATGTGCTCTTTGCGCATCATCGCCATTTTCCCTTCTTCATTCAGTAAAAAGGGGATTTTTGACGCTTGCTCTGCCGTTTTAGGGTCACTGTCTATCCGCATACGCCCTGACTTTATGGCATCTCGCGCCATAATATTTGCGTAGGCACGCTGATTAACAAATCGCTCCCTGTCTTTGTTCGCAAACATGGGTTTTCCCCACCGAATACGTACCGGGTTCGCACCACGACGCACCAACTGCGCACACGTATCAGAACCAAAACCATCAGCATCAACCGCGATTGTTATATTCGGGTATTTTTCCGGCGTACATTCGTTATATATGAAGTCAGCAAAGGCCAATGGGTCCATAGTGCCAGGCATCTCCATTACCTTAAAGTTAACAACGCGCCGCTTATCCCTGTGACCAGATACTTTGCAGATGTTGAGGACCGACTTATCTCGCCCATTACCAACGTCAGCCGTTGCCACCCATCCCCAGTTTTTCTCCAACAACACCTTGCGGCGAGCAGCGCGATCGCATTCATCACGACCAAGCAAATAGCCGTTAATTTCTCGTGGGAACTGACCAAGCACCTTGACCATGTACTCAATAGAATCGCGCCCGCCATATTCCAGAAGCTTCTGCTTGATGAATTGTGGTGTGACGAACGGTGATTCTTCCGAGTTAAGAACAATTGCTGTCCAGATCCCTTTCGGGTTGTCTGGGGTTTTTGCTTGAGAATGGTGCGAATCGTAGAAATAACCACTTGGCCTTGTTGGCTGGGATAGCATCAACATCCGGTTATCTTCTTCAGTAAGAGCACCGGTCATTACGCCGATCGCCTTATCAGATATACCAGATGCTTCGTCCAGAATTAGAAGCAAATGTGCCGCGTGTTCCCCCGCCAGCGCTTCTTCGTTGCCGAGTCGATAACCTTTGCAGAGAACTTCCCAAATCCCCTTACGGGAGCGCTCATAAAACATGGTGTCAGAGAGGACAAAATAGGTCTGCAACCACCCATGACGCTTAACTGCATTCGCCCAATACTGTTTAACGTATTTGAATACGCCTGTTTTTACCTGGCCTATCTTGTTAGCAACAATGATGACACGGGCATCGGGGAACAGGATCATAAAAATCAACAGCAACATCGCGGTAAGGGACGACTTCCCCGTTCCGTGTCCGGACGTGACGGTCGTCCTACTCCCCGTTTCCTGCACTGACTGAATGATCTGCTGCTGCTGGTGGGAGGGGAACATCCCAAAAATATCGACAACAGCCTGGGTAAAGTTGTAGCGGTATTTGATTACCATATCGCGCCAGCGTGGATCGCTGGTGACGCATTTAATCTTGCGCCCGCCAGCCATTAATCATCCTCCGGCGGTTCTATCGCGATATCATCATCTCCGGCGTCATACCCTGCATCAGATGCATCATAATCACCGTAAATTTCAGCCGTTGCCGAAGGGTCAATATCCAGCTCTTCGTCGTTGGCCTCGAATTCTCCAGCTTTACGCTCGCCATTGCGGTCGTAATCTCCGCACCCCAATTCTTCAACAATGGTTGCCACATCCGCCCGGCGCTCTGCCAGCCATTGCGGATGGTTAGCCTGAAGCGTTGCAAACTCCCTTGCCTCTTTGTCCAGCTGTTCATCATCAACATCATTGACGTCAGAAACAGGTGGTTCGAGAAGAGTGATAGCTTTCGCCGCGCGCGCCGCGAGGATAGCCGGGACGCTGACCCCCTGGCGCTCGATGTATTCAGCAACACCGATATCATCCAGTTCCTCGCGCTCACGCATACGTATAGCGGCGGCGATAACTCTGGCAGCGCGTGCGTCAGCGCCAATGCGATATTCAATCTCTTTGCCACGCTGTTCGGCCTGTAGGCGTGCTAATTCGAGTTTTTCTCTGGCCTCAGCCTCTTTGAATGCTTGCTGGCGAGCGCTCTGACGAAGCTTTTCATCCCCCTGTCGCAGCTTTTGTTCGGACTGATATATAGCTGCCAACCTACTGATAAAATCATTCATGTAGTAGGCCGCGTCACTGATTAGACCGAGAAGGCGCTGCCCAGGGTGCATTCCTTCTGGCTCTTTATCGCCCAAGGCGTCTATTTCCGCCTGTAGACGTTCGGCCTCCTGATCAACAATGCTTTGATACTGAAGTGCGCGCTCTTGCGCCATTTGAATTGCTAACCGCAGGTGTTCTTCTGCGCCGTTCTTCATCATGTCGCGAGCCACATTCGTAGTGGGCAATGTGGCACGTTGCACAGCACCGCCAGGGATCATTGCTGAAGATCCCTCAATTTTTGGGGCGCTTTTATCTTCTTCGGGGATCATTTTCGCCATTTTTTCGCGCAATGATCTCCTGACAGATTCTTTTATCTCATTGTTATTATTTGCATTATTTTCAT